CCGGGTGAGGTCGAGACTATCGTCCGGAGGCTTATCTCTCTGGGAATTAAACGAAAGACAATCGTGCAAGCCGTCGACGGTATTGCGTCTCGGCGTTGGGTGTATCGACAAATGGGGGGCGAATAGTGCCTACGCAAAAAGAAATTCAAGAACAAAAAGAGAAGGCGGAGGCGCGGATCCGCGAGGAGATCGAGAAATTCCCTGAAGATGAAATCGTCAACGAAGAGGGGGAGTTTGATCTGGATTACATCAAGCTTTGCTACAACGCCAACGAATTAGGAGACGCGGAGCTCTATTCCAGGATGAGCCAGGGGAAAGTCGCGTTTAATCCGCTCGCCGGCCGTGATGGTCGATGGATGAAATTTGTCGGACCTCATTGGGAGCCGGACTGGATGGGGCGCTCTTATAAATTGATTGAGGAGACGGTAGTTCCTCAATATCTCCGGCTCCTTGACAAGGTCTCTGTCCAAATCAAAGAAACTGACGACTCGGACAGGGAGAAACAGCTTAAGAAATACAGGACGGCTATTAAGGATCGGATAAAACGTCTCCGGAGTTCCAGGGGGCGGGCTGGTGTAATGAAATATATGCAGAGAAATGATGAAACTCGAATGTCATTCTTTGAGAAGGATTGCGACCTCCATCCGTATTTATTGCCTTGCAGGAATGGGATCGTCGATTTGCGGAACGGCGAGTTTTCGGATGAGCCTCGGCCGGAGCTTTTCCTCACTAAATGCGCCGCGACTGAATGGACAGGTCTTGATGCGCCGGCTCCAAATTGGGAGCGTTTCCTTATGACAATACTGGACGAGGATGAGGATGTCTTTGAATTTAAACATCGGCTTTTAGGGTATGCCGTTTCCGGCTTGAAAAGTGAACGGTTTTACTGTGTCCTGTTTGGTGCTCGAGGCCAGAATGGAAAGGGGACTGAGCTCGAGGTCTTGTCTGATATTCTCGGCGACCTTGCCGCTCCCGTCCCGTCTGAAATGTTGTTGAGCTCGAGGGTTTCAAAAAATGCCGGAGCTCCTTCTCCTGAAATTATGAATTGCCGAGCCCGGCGCATGATATGGGCAAGTGAGACGGAGGAGGGCGCGCATTTTGCCACGAGCAAAGTTAAATGGATTTCCGGTGGTGACACAATGACCGGCCGGAATCTAAACGATCGGGATTTCACAGTCTTTAATCCGACTCATACTTTTTTCCTAATGACGAATTATAAACCGGGCGCGCCTTCGCATGACTCGGCTTTTTGGGAGCGGACAATCATCTTTGATTATCCATTCTCTTTTGTCCATCGCAACGAGAAGGCCGGCGAGAAGTACGCCGACCATGAGCGACCAGCTATCAGAAACCTTGATCAAATTTTACTTCAAGAAAAAGAAGGGATCCTCGCCTGGTTGGTCCGTGGTTTTTTGAAATATCAAAAAGAAGGACTTAATCCACCTAAAAAAGTTTTGAGATGGCGCACGGAATACAGGGAAGAGGAGGACTTGATAAAGGATTTTGTTGAGGAGTGCTGCGAGATAAGAGAAGGCGAGCGCGAGTCGGTAAAGGTTCTTTATGCAAGGTTTCGTGAATGGTTTGAGGAGATAGCGTCCGTCAGGCCAATGTCCAGAAAGAAGTTCGGAAGTCGTATGAATCTCATGTTCGAAAGAATCAAGTCTAATGGGTATGTGTATTACCTTGGTCTTCAGATTGACGTTCTAGCTGGAAGTCGGAGTCAAGATGAAGACGATTGAGCCGATTTGCAAGAATATTATTAAATGGTATAATAGCCGGTCTAGCGAGAAATTGGAGCAACGCTCTAAATCCTGGGGGGATGAAAGGAGGTTGTCTGTGATGGCGTCGTGTTGGATAATTGTTTTTTTGTGTTTTCGCAAACAACTATGCAAAATACTTCACATCCTCCCCAGGCATATAGGAGAAAATGGATGTTTGTTAAATGCATTAAGGGGTTATGTTGTTTTTTTCTTTTGGGGAGGAAGGGAGGATAATAAGAAAAATACATATAGGAAAAATGCAGGTGGTTATTTTTTAATGGTTGTGTGGTTGACTATGCAAATAGCCTCATATACTCCCTTAAAAAACCAGTTTGTAAAAAATAGTTGTATTATTTCAGTTAGTTGTTCGTGTTTTTTTTCTGATTTAATCCTCCCTATAAATCCAGATCAAGGAGTTTCGTCGTGAAAAACGTCCTTGATCTGTATATCGAGGCCGGTTTCAAAGGTCGTCGTCTTTCCGGTGGGAAAGAATATCAAGGCCCATGTCCTTCTTGTGGAGACCATTCCCGGAAGGATAGTGATCGTTTTTGCATTTATCCCGAACAGAATCAAAAGCCGGGTGAAGCTAGTCCGCGTGGATCCTTTCACTGTGGTCATGGAAGAGGTGGAAACGGTTGTGGTCTGTCCGGAGACAATATTCAATATCTTGTAGAGTTTCATGGGATGAGTTTCAAAGAGGCGGCCGTCGAGCTCGGGATTCAAGTCGGTGACGGCCGGGCTTCTGAGTCTCGTCGATACAGGACGCCGACTCGTCCTCGTCGACAAGAGGATGCGATCAGTCCTCAAGAAAAAGGATTTACCGACGACGTTGTCAATTCTTCTCTATGGCAAGAGAAGGCAGAGAAGTTTGTCTCTCGATGTCATGAGGCTTTACTTGATCGACCTCTTTCTCTCGATTATCTCGCCGGCCGTGGGATCTCTGAGGACCAGGTCCGCGCCTTCCGTCTTGGTGTGCATCTCGGCCGAGATAAAGACAGTGATGAGTGGCTTCCTGACTTTAGGCCCTGGAAAGCCTGGGGGCTCAAAGATGAGAAAAAGCAAAACGGCCGTCCAAGAATGTTGGCTCTCCCGGCCGGGATAGTCATTCCGTGCCTAGACGTTGTTGGCCGCGTTCGTCGGATTCGGGTTCGTCTCGCCAAGCCTCGACCTCAAGATCCGAAGTATCAAGTTGTAAGAGGATCCGCCGGCGACCTTTTGATCGCTAATGCCGGCGCTCGAGTTTTCGTCCTGGTCGAGACCGAACTCGACGCGATCATGATCGACGGACAAACCAGCGATCAAATAGGCTCGATCGCTCTCGGATCCGCGAGCGCCTTTCCGAATCCAAGAGCCGCCGAGCTCTTGATCTCCGCCGCCTGGGTTTTGGTTGCCGGTGATTTCGATAAGGCCGGTGGTGATCCGCGTCTCCGAACTCGTTGGCGGAAAATGCTTCCAAGATCAAAACGCTGGCCTCCCACTGTGGGGAAGGATCCCGGCGATATGTTCAAAGCTGGTGTCAATATCGAGGCCTGGGTTTTAGCTGGCCTTCCTGAAGGCCTACAAGGGGCTCTCGTTGGCGATTATGTCTCCGGAAGAGGGAAAGTCCGTGAAGGCGGGAAAATGTCTCAGGAGGGGCAAGGAGGGGTTCTTCCTGGTCCTTCTGAGATTTCGGCCGACCTTCGCAAGCTCTCCGGGTTGTTGGCCGACGCCGGCGCTTCTATCCAGGTTTATGACCATCTGGGTGGCCGTGGGATCCGGGTCGCGTGTCCGGCGGATTTCTCCGCTCGAGTGCCGGAGGCCTCTCGGGCTCTGCATAATCTAGTGTGGATGTCCGAAGAGGTCGGCGCTCTCCTGGATCGAGTTCCTTTCGGTGTCTATTCCGGCGCCAGGATCCGCTCCGTAGCAGCTGGAGGGCGCTATGTCGGATAAAGGTAAAGTCTTTAAAACAAAGCTCGCTGTATGGGAGTGGCTTGTCGAGAACGACTGGAAGATCGGCCGCTCTGCTTTTTATGAGCATTGTAAAGATGGCTATCTAAAACCGAGGACCAAAAAAGCCGGCGGGGGGTATCCCCTGCCCCGGGTCGAAAAGTATGCAGAGAAACACGTCCGCCAGGAATCAACCGGCGAGAAAATCCCGAGTCGCGCCGAGCGCCTACACGAGGAGAGAGCGGAATTAGAGCTTGAGCAATCAAAAGTAAAGCTCGCAAAAGAGAGCCTCTCTCTGGGAATCAAACAGAAAAAATATATTCTTCGAGAGGAGGCGGAGCTCGAAATGGTTGGGCTCGCTGTGGCTTTCTCTGCCGGCCTCAATCATTTGATTCAGACCCGGGCGCCTAAATGGGTTGAGATTGTCAATGGTGACCAGGGGCTCGTCGGGGACCTGGTCGACGACCTGCTCGAGAAGGTCGGATTAAAACTTTCTGATTTTTGCAAGGTGGGCGAGGTGGACGTAGTCCTCGAGAAAAACGAGGAGCTCTCTTCATGACGCCGGCCGTTGATTTCTCAAAATCCCGGGAGGTCCTCCTCCGATCTGCGCCGGCCTGGTTGCCGGAGAAATATCGGAGCCGGACCTCGCGGATCCGCGTTAAGGTTCGACCGACTTCCGGGCTCCGTCGAGTTTTGAAAAAAAAGGCTCCGATCCCGCCTTCCAGGTGGGCGCCTAAAAATCGAATCGTTACATATGGGCCTCTCGCCGGTAATTCTTGGGATCCTGATTTTATGCCACACTTGGCCGGGATCATGGACACGGCGACTTTCCCGTCGGTTGAAAGGATCGGGAATTGTAAAGCGCCGCAAACCGGATCCAGTGCGGCTCTTGAAACCCTGCTCGCTTATTTCTCGGATATGAAGCCGGGCCCGGCCCTGATTGTTTATCCCGATCGAGAAACGGCTCGCAAGCGATCCACCGATTATCTTCAAGATATTTGGAATCTTTCGCCTTCTCTCCGTCCGCTTTTAACCGGCCTCGACGATGATATGGCCGGCCTCCGGATCAAATTGAAAACAATGTTGATCTATCTAGGTTGGGCGGGATCCGCAACGTCTATCGCTAATGTCTCGGCAAAATATCTCTTTCTCGACGAGGTCGACAAATTTCCCGAGCGACCGAGCAAGAAAGAGGCCGGCTCTGTCGATCTTGTCCTGGAAAGGGTTCGCGCTTTTAAATACGGCCGAAAGGTTTTTTATAACTCCACGCCGACCGTTGAGAGCGCGCCTATGTGGAAATTTCTCTCAGAAGAGGCGCAAGTTGTTTTTGATTTTTGTGTCCCTTGTCCTAAGTGTGGGCACGTCCAGCGAATGGAATTTGATCAAATTAAATGGCCGGAGGATGTTCGGAATCCGAAAGAGATCGAGCTCGGTCTTTTGGCAACGTATGAGTGTAAGGGGTGCGGTGATCATTTGGATGATCGTACCCGCGACCTGGCCCTGGAAAATGGGCATTGGTTCGAGCGCTTGAAACCGGCCGAGGGAGAAAAGTCTTTCCGGATCGGCCGCCCGCGGAGGCAGTACCTCGAGGAAGAAAGACCGTCGCGAGTCTGTTTTCATTCACCTGGTTGGATCTCTCATCTTGTTTCTTTGTCTGAATGCGCCGCCTGGTTCCTGCGTGGTTTGAAAGATCCTGAGGCATTGAAATATTTCCGCACTCAAATTTGCGCCGAGTGCTGGAAGACTAAGGGCAAAACGACCAAGGTGGATCGTGTTCTCGCCTATCGAGATGATCGTCCCGCCGGCCTGGTTCCCGCCGGCAACCTGGTTTCTTGTCTCCTGGCCGGAGTCGATACTCACGACGACGGATTCTATTTTGATATTTACGCCCTGGGGTATGGCCTAGATCTCGACGCCTGGCAGATCCGGAGCGGATTCGCTCCGACCTTTGACGCCCTGGGCCGGGTGTTGTTCGAGGATGAGTACAAGGACGCAAACGGAATTAATTATCACGTTCATCTCGCGTTACAGGATGCCATGGGGCATCGGACGGCGGAGGTCTACGATTTCGCTCGCATGTATCCCGGGCGGCTCATCCCGATTATGGGGCATCAACGAAAACAAACACCTTTTTCATGGGGGAAAATCGACGTGTATCCAGGAACAAACAAACCGATCCCGGGCGGGATCCAGCTCCTCCATATCGACACAACGTATTTTAAAAACCAGCTGGCCTCGAAATTTAAGATCGAGCCTTCGGATCCCGGCTCTCTCCGTCTGCATTCTGAAGCCACGGAAGAATACGCGGGCCAATTATGCGCCGAGGCTCTGAATGAAAAGGGAGTATGGGAGCTTCTCGATGGGCGCGATAACCATCACGGCGACGATCTGGTCTATCTCTTTACCGGCGCCGAGGTCCTGGGTGTCAAGTTTTGGGCTCGTCCGGAGCCGGTTGTGGTTGTTCCGGATCCAGTGGTTATGCCTTCGCCAGGAGGAGGGAATCCTTTCACCGGCGGCCGGCAAGTTTTCGGGCGGGGATGATTTAGAAAAACAATTTCTTTCATGGAGTGCAAGATGGGCGCGAATTTGGGAGCGGTAGTTTTGTTGGAGTCGGCGAAGAAGAAAGCCGCGGCGGGGGTGGATTTTTCTCCGAGGTTTGGAGCTCTTTGTCCTTGTTGTGGGGAACGGCTCAAGGTTAATCGGACTTTCCCTTGGTCCGATGGTTTTCGCGCAAGGTATCACCTTTGTAAAAACGTGCGGCGCTGTCTGTTGGCGTCCGCTGAAATCAATGTGAAAAGTCTCGAGGTCGATCCTGTCGGCCGTGGTGAATGGGATCAATAAAAAAAGGTCAAGGTAAAGGAGGGTAGTCTTTATGTTCATAGAATGTGCGGTCCATGCGCACTATGTGTGCATGGACCATGTTTGGTTAAAGGTGGTGCCTATACCAATTTCCTTTTTATTTCAGGATGTTGCTTCTGTTTGCTAGGCGTTGGCATCATTATTGCTCTCACAGGCAATAAAGAATTCTAAATCAATCAATCAACATAAAAGGGAGGACAAAGGGGAATGTCTAAAAAAAGCAATTTGAAAGCAGTCGAATTCATGATGGAAACTCAACAGCATATTTCCGATGTCAGGGCGATTATGAATTTTATATCAGCCGCTTTGTTTGTTCGCGGTACAGATCATGATCGGTCAAAGCTCGAGCATCCCGAAGTCTTTGGGTATTCGCAACATTCCTACGGGCTTGCTTCTAAGGCCTTTGGCTCGCCGGCATATGAATTGAAGCCGGCCGAGCTCCAGGAGGCTATTGATCATCATTACGAAAATAATCGTCACCATCCCGAGCACCACGAGGACGGGATCCGCGGGATGAACCTTCTCGACCTGGTCGAGATGGTTGTCGATTGGAAAGCGGCGAGTCTTCTTAATGGCGACGGCGATTTCATGAAAAGCATTGAAATCAGCGCCGAGCGGTTCGGATTGTCCGAGGACCTGGTGGCGATTCTCAAGAATACTGTCGCTGTTTTGGAAGGCGCTGAAAAGAGGGATTGTGATCATGGCTGAAACGTTTTGTCTTGAGGGGATTCAGTCCTGGGAGGATCTTTCCGAGATTCTCCTGGAGACTCCTCTCGAGGTTTTGGAGGCTCTGTTGGAGGAATTTAAAATTCAGGCTTCGAGCTCTAGTGTATTGCTCAAGCCTGGTCGTTGTATTGTCGGTCGGTCGGCTTTCGAGCGTATTGGTCTCGATATGCTGGCCGCAATCAATGGCGGGGATCCTGATTCGTGCGAGGTCCTGGTCGTTCCTGATGATTCCGAAAAATTGCATTAGGAGGATTAGTCAATGGCGTGTGTGTTTACGGAGAAGTGCGGTGGATGCCGCTTTATAGACTTTACTTGTTGCTCAAGGTATCAGGAATATCTCCAGGGGGCCGATGTTTTCCCGGCAACTTTGGAAAAGATCAAGGAGGATAATTCCGGTGATTGTGTAATCGCCGTCTTTCATTGTCCGGAGACCTTTCAGTTTTTTCTCAGGTTAGAGCTGAAAGGATTGACCACCTGGACCGAGCTCGTCAATCGGGCAACTACCGCGGAAGAATCTAATCGTTTTGAGCGGACTGTGGTTTTGCGTGGATTGTTTGGGAAGGATGAGGAGAGGGTGAAGTGAAAAAGAAAACAGGCTGTTATTGTTATGCCTATTAGCGCACCTATTCCCTCAAATGTACTTGCTGGATCTCGGAATCAATTTATGGTACATTTCCCCAGAATTTTATTCAAAATTTATACTTAGTAACCGGTAAATTGAGGAAGGAGAACCACATGACTATTTGGGTGCGCGTTTTCGCGATTATTCTTACATCTCTTGTATCAATCCCATTTTTTTGCGGCTGTAACGGTGGTGGTAGCTCAGATCCAGTGGCAAGCTGTGATTCAAGCCACCTAGATCTATGTACAACAGATACAGACTGTACTGGTGCTGGTGCATATTGGTACAATGACACTTGTAATGCAAACGAACAACCAGCAACCTGTGATTCGAGTCACTTAGATCTTTGCACGGCTGAAGATGATTGCACCGGGGCAAGTGGTTATTGGTATAACGATACCTGCAATGAAGAACGGTTACTCATTAGCTCCATAGAGTTTACCGATGCCAATTTGGCGACTTGTGTCAGTGATACAGGTTTCACCTATGCTGACGAGTTGACATCTTTAGATTGTAATAGCAAGTATATTGGTGATCTGACAGGAATTGATTTTTTGACCAACCTGACTTCTCTGGCTCTTGGTGATCATTTCATTGGTTGGGACACTACACCTTTAGTCGACATCAGCATTCTAAGCACTCTGACAAAGCTGACTTATCTGGACCTTTTCCAAAAACAGATAGTCGATGTCAGCCCTCTCAGCTCTTTGAGCAACCTGACCGAACTGGATCTTGGTCGTAACCAAATAGTCGATGTCAGCCTACTAAGCACTTTGACTAACCTGACTCAACTGCATCTTAATAATAATCAGATTATCGACATAAGTTCTCTAAGCTCTCTGACCAACCTGACTGATCTGTGGCTCTATAGCAACCAGATAGTTGATGTCAGTGCTTTGGGATCTCTGACTAACCTGACCCTTCTACTTCTTAATGGAAACCAGATTGTCGATGTTAGCCCTTTAAGCACCCTGACCAACCTGACTGATCTGCGGCTCTGGGCCAACCAGATTATCGACGTTAGCCCTCTGACCTCTCTGACTAACCTGACTGATCTGCATCTTAGTAGTAATCAGATCGTCGACATCAATACTTTAAGCTCACTGACCAACTTGACTGGTCTATCTCTTGATGGAAACCAAATTATCGATGTCAGCCCTTTAAGCATTTTGACTAATCTGACTAGTCTGTCTCTTGACTATAACCAGATTATCGATGTTAGCCATCTAAGCTCACTGACCAATTTGACTTCTCTGTCTCTTGGGTATAACCAGATTATCGAAGTCAGTGTCCTGAACTCTTTGACTAACCTGACTTTTCTGAATCTTCGTTCAAACCAGATAATCGACATCAGTCCCATAAGCACTCTGACTAACCTGGCTTGGCTGTATCTTGAGTCAAACCAGATAATCGATATCAGTCCCCTAAGCACTCTGACTAACTTGCCCTATCTGTCTCTTGGTTCAAACCAGATAATCGATGTTAGCCCTCTAAGCTCACTGACCAACTTGACTAATCTGTATCTTGGTGAAAACCAGATAGTCGATGTCAGTGCACTAGGCACTCTGACTAACCTGACTAATCTGGATCTTCGCAATAACAACGATATTCTATGTACAGATCTTGATGCCCTGGAGGCATTGCTGGTCAACTGTGATATTACTAAGGATGACGCAGGAACATGCTCACGAGTACTCATCAGCTCCATAGTGTTTGACGATGCCAATTTGGAAACCTGTGTCACTAATACAGGTTTCACCTATGCTGACGAGGTGACATCTTTAGACTGCTCTGGCAAATCAGTTATTGATCTCACAGGAATTGATTCTCTGACGAACCTGACCGATTTGCGGCTTGTTACTAACCAAATTGTCGATGTGCGAATTCCAGACGATCCCGACCACCCATTCCATTTGATTCCGGCCACTGATTCCATTTCATCTCGGCCAGTGATTCCAGGCCATTCCGGCCACTA